AAGGCGCGATTGTTTACTGGTCAACTGATGGCGCAACAATTACCGCTGGTAGTAACAAACGCTTAGGCGTTGCATGGCGCGCAAGCGGTGCATCTGTGGAAACCGTAGATGTCAAGATCAACGCTTAGTCCATTTGATGCAGCAATCGCACAGGCGGACAAAGTCATATCAGATGTGATGATGTCCGTCTATGTCATCAATGGCAAAAAGTATAAAGCGGTGCTTGATGAGACGCCAAAGGTGATGGGTGGAAATTATAGCGATGATTACTTAATCAACGGTACAACTCGCACGCTAACACTTTTTCGTTCGTCTGGCTATAAACCGAAACTTGGCGATGTTATCACAGCATTTAATGCGAAATATGTCGTCCGTGGTTTTAGTTTTGAGGATGGCAAGATTGTATTGCAGTTGGAGTAAATGTGACGTCTAAGATCGAGGGATTGGCGATATTACAGGCTAATTTTTCAAAATTAGCTAGTCAATCTGTACCTAAATGTGTGGCTAAAAGCATTAATAAAGTAGCGCGAAATGCTATTAAAAACGGAACAAAAGCCGTATCAAAAGAGGTTAAAGCGCCAGTAAAATTAATTAAAAAGCGAGTCCAGCTAACTAAAAAAGCCACACTTCGGAGACCTGTTGCAAAGATACGTGTAAACCGTGGAAACTTGCCTTTAATTCGGTTGCTAGAAAGCTCTAGATATCGGATTAATATAGGACTAGGGCAGGTTAAAATCGGGCAACATAGAGTCCAGAGAGGTTTTATTCAAACACTCTCAAGCGGACGAAAGCAGGTGATGCAGCGCAGAGGGAAATCTCGCTATCCTATTGATGTGGTAAAAATACCGCTTGCCACACCCTTAACCAATGCATTTAACCGCGAACTGAAGAATTATTCAGATCAGGTGAAAGTTGAACTATCGAAAGAATTGAGCGCTGTTTTTCGAAAATAAGGAGGATGCGGTGAAAATCCATAAAAAAATTAGACATCAAATTTTTAATTTACTCAATACTAACATTATAGATGTTGAGAATTATTATTCAGGTCGCCCTTTGTTCATTGATATAGATCAAGAGACATCTGCAATTGCGATATCTATTGATGATATCTCTTGTGAGCAAATAAATCTTTGTCACCGCGAATATACTGCAACCTTGAACATCTCAACTTACCTAAAAACCGCTGTAGGCGATGATGAGCTAGACGATATCGCTGAGCAAATTAAACAACGACTGGATAGCGCTATAGGGAGCGATGAGCTAGCGGAAACTATCCAGGAAATTGATTTAATGAGCTATGAATATGAGCAAGACGCAACAAATCGCACCTGGTTTGTCTCCAGCCTTAAATACCAAATTAAATACGAGGACTAAATATGGCAACACAAACAACCCCTTTTCAAGGGACTAAGTTTTACTTAGGCGTTGGCTACGACACAGAGAAAGCTATTTCAAACTGTACTGTTACACCAAACGCCACAATCACCGCAACGAGCAACGGTTTAAAAGCTGGTGATTTCATTCGAATCACAGGCTTAGGAGCGTTAGATGGCTGTTATCCAGTGAAATCTGTTTCTACTGATACCGTAACTCTTGCTGATGAGGTTGATTGGAAAGGTTTTGATAAACCGACATCATTCACTAATGCAAAAGTCGCAAAAATCCAGCTATCAAGCAATTTCTGTGCGATTAAACAGATTGACGGTGACGGTGATACATTGGGCGAAACTGACATCACTACAATGTGTTCAGAGGGTACAGAAACAGAAGCGGGCGAAATTGAATACGGTTCAATTAAGCTCTCTTTCTATTACGCACCGGCAACGGACATGCAAAAAGATTTGCGTAAAAAATTCTACGATAAAGAAACGTTCCCTTGGTTAATGGTTCTGAAAAACAATCAAGGTGCTTTATACGGTACTGGCTTTATTCAAACCTCACCAAACTTTAGTGGCGAAGTGAAAGGTAAATTCGAATCAGGCGTAACCATTAAAAAAGCGAAACGTGATTATTTTTTACCTACAACAGCGTAAATAACAAAGCCGAGAGTTAATCCTCTCGGTTTTCTTTTTCTAGGGCGGAATAAATGAATTTAAGAGATAAACTTTTATCACACAAACCAAAAGTCAAACCAATAGAGATTTTAGGCGATACCTATTATATCCGTGAATTTACCGTTGGCGAGATGAACAAAGCCTTATACGGACAACAGCAAGAATTAGTACGTATTGCTGAAAGTCAAGGTGTTACACTTGATTTTAGCGATGAAGATACATTAACCAAGCAATTGGCGAAAGTTTACGACAAACACAAATTAACTCGCACTATCGCAATGCGTTTATGTGATGAAAACGGTGTAAACCTATTCAATGCCGAAGATGATAGCGATTTAGAGCAATTAGCACAGTTAGACAAAGCGGTTATTGAGCAACTTAATCAAGCCATTATGGACGGTGAACCAAAAAACTCACCAGCCGAAGAAAGTTCCAAATAAACCTGTCACTTTCTCTCGGGAAAACGCTAGAAGAAATTGAGCAGATGCCTGAAAGTCATTTACAGGAATACCGCCTATTTTACGAAGAGCAACCGTTCGGATTGTGGCGTGATGATTATCGTTCGGCTCAAATTTCGCACGTTTTAGCAATGGTTAATCGTGATCCGAAAGGCAAACCGCCAGAGCTATCAGATTTTATGCCTTTCTACAAAGAGCGAAAGGAAGAGGAATTTGATGACGGTTCAGCCGAATACTTGGCAAATAGATAACTGGAGTAAAGATGGCAGGATCATTAGGACACTTAAATATTCAGCTTGAGTTAGATCAGGTTAAATTCCAAAGTGGTATCAATAACGCACAGGGCAGAGTAAAACGTTTCACTGATACTACTACAAAACAATTAAGTAATATTGAGCGGTCAATGAACTCGCTCAACCGTGTATCTGCGAACCTTTTTAAAGCTGGTATAGCTGGTTTTGGTGTAAGTCAATTAAAAGGTTTTGCCGATGGATATACAGAAATTCAAAATAAACTCCGATTAGTTGAAAGCGCATCAATTAGCAGCTCTAAAGGTTTAAATAACGTTTTTGATATCGCATTAAAAACAAACCAAAGCATTAATGCGACTTCTGGAGTTTATCAGCGATTTGCTCAAAATGCCGAAACGTTAAAGATTAGCCAAGCACAGATTGCCAGTCTAACCGAGACGGTATCTAAAGCCGTTGCGGTATCTGGTGCAAGTGCTGGAGCAGCCGATGCAGCATTGACACAGTTTGGTCAAGCTCTCGGAAGCGGAATTCTTCGTGGTGATGAATTCAATTCAGTAATGGAGCAAACCCCTGCGTTAGCGAAAGCGATTGCAACTGGTTTAGGTGTTACCACTGGCGAACTTCGCAATATGGCGAAAGAGGGCAAGCTAACAATGGATGTGCTTGTTCCTGCGTTAGAACGAGCGAAAGAGTCTGTTGATAACCAGTTTAATACTCGTATTCTTACCATTTCCGCAGCCTTTGAAAATCTAAACACCTCTACGATTAAATGGATTGGTGAATTAGATAAATCCACTGGAGCGAGCGAGGCATTTGCTAAGGCTATCAACGAAATCGCCAATCACTTAACCGTAGTAGCAAGCCTTGCAGCAGGTGCAGGTGTAATTTGGAGTGTTGGAAAAATCCGCACTTGGATTGCAGCAAGCATTCAAGCCTCTGCCGCCATGTCGGCTCAAGCCGCAGCAACGAGAAATCTAACCGCTGCACAACAAGCTTTAACCGCAACAGGTAAAGGCTTAGGCGGTGCATTGGGTTTTGTTGGTGGCCCACTTGGATTATTAACTCTCGGATTATCCGCTGGTGTTGGTGTATTTCTTGATTACCAACAGAAAACGGAAGCCGCTAGACAAGAATTACTATCTTTTGCTGATAGTTTAGATGTAACGACTGGCAAATTAGCCAATACATCAGCCGCAGTCCTTGACGGAATGAAAGCTAAGTTAGAGCAATCAATCACCGCACAAAAGGACGAAATTAAGCGATTAGAAGAAGAGTATGAAAAGCTCAACAGAATAATCGAGCAAGGCAAACAAATCGCACAGCAGAGCGGAAAAGCGGAAGATTCAGCATATTTGAGTTCGTTGGCAAAAGCAACGCAAGATTTAGCGATTAAAAAGGCTGAATTGGCAAAAGCTAACGAAAAACTAACTAAATCAGAAGATGATTTGAAAACAATCATCGGTCAAGTCCCTGTTGCTGAATTTCACGATAAATTAAAGAGCTTATTGCCAACGCTAGACACTTCAAAAGTCAGCATTGATTCAATCGGTTTTTCTCTCGATGACTTAAACAGAATTTTCCCAACCGCTGAAAGTGGTGCTGCATCTGTTACAAGTGCAGTTGAGCGAATGGGTGCAATGGCTATCTTGGTAGCGAGCCAGTTTAATGCTCTAGGGTTTAGTGTTCAAAATGCTTTAAGTGATAAGGCGACTAAGTTAATTGAGCGAAACAATCGCCAAATTGCAATCAACAAAGAGACCGACCCAGCCAAAAAACGCAAGTTACAAGGGGAGGATTTTGCGTCAAGTCAAGGCTTTGAAGTTGGCTCTGCCGAACATAAAGAAGTTGCTGCAAACTACGAAAAATTGCTCGAGTCACAAAACATTGGTAAAGGCGGTTCATCAAGAAAATCAAAAGCTAGCAAATCTTCTGGCGGTTCTAAAGTTGATTATGTGAAACAGTACACCGATCAACTAAGCGAGATGGAACGCAGACTTTCAGAAATCCGAGCAAATGCTCAAGATATTTCTGTTTTCGGTCAAGTAAGCCAGTATCAAGAGTTAAACAAAATCACTCAAGATATTGCAGCGAATGGTGAGAAATACGCTCATTTTGGCGCAGATGGTTTGGCTAAGCTTAAAGATATGGCTGCTCAAATTGATGCGGCGCAACAAAGCGTAGCAATCGCACAGTTTACCTATGACAACGGTGAAAAGTTGCGAGAAATGCAGTTTGAGCTTGAATTGCTTGGTAAAACAAGAAAAGAGCAAGAGCTAATCCGATACAATCATAAATTAGATGTTGAAGCATCTCGATTGAAGATTGGAATGTCGCAAGAGAATATTGCCAAGCTTGATGAAGAAATCGCAAAACTAAAAGAGCGTATGGCGGTCATCAAAGAAACCGAAAATCAACGCAAATCAAATCCAATCGCAGGGATTAAAGATGGAATAAATCAAATCCAAGATAGCTTTGGCGATATGGCGGCTAATATGTCGCAGGTTACTCAAAATGCCTTTAATGGTATGGCTGACGCTTTAACTGATTTTGTGATGACAGGAAAAGCTGACTTCCGTTCTCTTGCTCAATCAATTTTGAGAGACCTATCATCAATGATTATCAAGATGATGATTTTTAACTCATTGAAAGCGGCTTTTGGTGGCACTGAAGTTGGTAAATTCTTCGGCTTTTCTGGTGGCGGTTATGTCGGTGGGTATGCTAGCGGTGGATATACTGGTGATGGT